AGTGCAAACAGTCTAGGTATAGGTGTTGTTAATAGTAATTTACGCACACTTGGTACACTACAGAGTTTATCAGTAAATGGCCCTAGTGAATTTGTAGGATCAGTAGTATTCCATGGTAATGTAACAGCTCAAACAATTACAGCTAGCCAAGTTATTACCAGCTCAGGCGCCGCTTATGAGTTAGGTACTTTTAGTGCCGACACCGAACAACAGCTAAACGGTCAAGGTGTACACTGGCGCACACATACCGCAGATAACATGTTAGTGTATCGCACAGGCGGACGTTTATGGACTAATGCTAACATAGATCTTGCACAAGGGTCAACATTCAAAATTAATAACAATGATGTAATCTCTGAAAATGCTTTGGGTGGAGGTATTACAAAAAGTAATCTAACACAAATTGGCACTCTAAGCAATTTGACTGTAAGTGGTGATACATCAATTGGCGACTTTGCGTTTTTTAACAGCACATTCAATCGATTAGGGATTGGCGTTGAAGAACCAGCTTCTGCTATTAATATTTTAGAAAACAGCATAAACATTGTACTAGGTAGTCCTACAACAAATTTAGCACATGTAGGAACATATAGTAGTCATGATTTTGCTATTATTACCGATAACTTATCTCGTATTACTATTAAGAATACTGGCGATGTTATTGTTCCTGGAAATCTAACTATTAACGGAACATTAACAGTTTCAAATATAGTATCTGATAGCAGAATTGATAGAACACAACCTTTACAATTTAATGCTACCCGTGATACTAGCATATATGGATTAGGTTTAGTTTGGGCAGGTACAGGATACAATCGCCAACTAATAATGATGGGCGCACCAGATAGATTGTTTAGTACTGAAAGTTTTGATTTAGCTGAAAATCAAAGTTACTATGTTAACAATAAACCAGTATTAAGTGAAACAGCACTAGGGCCTACTGTAGTAAATTCAAATTTAGTAACTGTAGGATCGTTGCAAAGTTTAACTGTGAGTGGCACAACAACACTACTAGGCGGAATAGATGCTAGCCAAAGCGATGTTACAGTTAAAACACTAACATTTAATGACGGTATTAATAGTCTAAATTTTGCTGGCAATGTTATTAATTCTAATTCGACAGTTACTATTAGTGTACAGAATTCCAATGCTTTTTACAGCGACAGTCAGCAGATTAGTATAGGTGATAAAACTTTACAAACCAAACCAATCAAATTATTTGGTAAATTAAGTGTCGGTATAAACAATCCAGATCCAACAGTTAATTTTAGTGTCAATGGAGATGTTAGTATCGGCAATAAACGATTTACTAATGGTACACAAGCACCATCGGGCGGCAGTTATCAAATAGGGGATATTTGTTGGAATACTGCTCCACAATCAAATAGTTATATTGGTTGGGTGTGTGTGGTAGCTGGTAGTCCTGGTCAATGGCTAGGCTTTGGACAAATAGCTAGCCAATAAAGTTGACCTTACGCTGTAAAAGCGTATAATTATATTATGCGGCCTTAGGCATTCATCCCGCAATATAAATTCTGCATGTCATTGTTAACAAGGAGACATAACAATGGCAAAATTTTATTCAACAAAAACATACGGAAACGACCGCGGACTTTCATGCTGTTTTAGACAATGGCGTGCCACACATAGTCACTGCTCATTACTACATGGATACTCAATTGGTATCAAACTAATCTTTGAATGCGATACACTAGACGAAAAGAACTGGGGTATGGACTTTGGCGGACTCAAAGAATTTAAGGAGTGGGCAGACTGGATGTTTGATCATACCACTGTAATTGCTGAAGATGATCCACTACTAGATCGATTCAAACTAATGTCAGGCTGGAGCTCAAATCCAGAGCACGATGGTAACCCAGAACGTGTACAAACAGAACCCTATCGTAGATCAGGTGTATGCGATCTACGTATTGTACCTGGAGTAGGTTGCGAACTGTTTGCCAAAATGTGCTATGATAAAATGGCAGACTTGCTAGTAAATGGCAACCATCGTTATCCCTTAAACCCAACAGTAAGAATTAAATCAGTTGAAGTATTTGAACATGCTGGTAACTCGGCTACGTACGAAGGTTAAGTATTTTTGGCGCCTTTGGGCCAAAGCATTAGGTGAAAAAGCAGGCAATACGGACAAAGAATCGGACCGAATTGCTTGCGTTCGTACCTTAATTGTGTTATCATATGTTATTACAAACATTTTTATAATCTTAGGCGTGATTCGTCACTGGTAAAGGCACACATGAAACGTATAGGCTTCGCATGTAAATGGATTGACCATCCTCATCAGGTCGACGGTATTGGCAAAGATGACGATGCTAAACAGTACAACACAGGCACAACAACCATTTCTTGGTTAAATAGACAATCAAGAGATGTCGCGGAGCAGAAACTATGGGACCTAATGGTAGGCAATATCGAAGCAACAAGGCAGTTAGTTGAACGTGTCAGCCAACTTGATGCTCCTCTTCGGATGGTTAGGATTAGCAGTGACATTCTCCCTGCTTATACTCACGCTGACTGTGCTGATTATTGGCGTAAACCTGACGTTGTATCATACTGCGAAACCCACTTCAAAAGAGTGGGCGATATTGCTAGGAATAACAATGTTCGGTTGTCTATGCACCCTGGGCAGTTTACTGTCTTGGCAAGTGATAACCCAGGCATTGTCGAGCGTTCGATAGCGGAGTTTGAGTATCATGCAGATATGGCACGTTACATGGGCTACGGTAAATCCTTCCAGGATTTTAAGATCAATGTACACATCTCGGGTAAACAAGGTCCCGAAGGTATCAGACGTGCCTACGGAAAACTATCGCCAGAGGCCCGCAACTGTATTACAATTGAAAACGAAGAAAACGCATGGGGGTTAGATGACTGTCTTACTATTACTGATTTGGTGCCTATCGTTCTTGATATACATCACCATTGGATTCGCGAAGGCGAATATATTGACGCCAACGATGACCGTGTTAAAAGGGTTGTTGATAGCTGGCGTGGTATGCGGCCTACTTGTCACTATTCAGTTAGTCGTGAGGATTACCTTATCGACCATGACCGGACTACCGCACCTGTTCATGCCCAACTCCTTCTAGACGGATACAAAAAGCAAAAGCTCAGAGCACATTCGGACTTTTACTGGAATACAGCAACGAATGAATGGGCTTTGAGCTTTTTAGAAACACACGATATCATGGCGGAGAGTAAAGGCAAAAACTTAGCTAGTTTTGCTCTATACGAGCAGGCTAAGTCTCTTACTCTGCTTTAGGCTTACGAGGAGCACGTGGCTTTTTAGCTGGTGCAGGAATAGATTCTACCATAGCTTTAGTAGCTTTCTCTGTTTTTGGCTTACGTGGATTACGTGGCTTTTTAGCTGGTGCTGTCTCTGCAACTGGCGCTATATCAACTAGACCTACACCTTCGACTACGATAGTAGCTGGTGGCTCGCCTACAGCCACAGGTGTCTCTACTTTATAAGGAGCAACTGCTTCTTCTTTTTTCTTAAAAAAACTTTTGATAAATTTAATCATAGTGTTTTATCCTCCATCGTATTTATTCCGATAAATATTATTATGTACAACTTTATTAAACATATTACGCTAAATGAAGGGCATATCCCAAAGACACTAGAACAGTTTCCGTTGCCCTATAAGCATGATGACTTAGAGCCAAGTATTAGCGAAAATACTATAGATTATCATTACGGAAAGTTGTACAAGACGTATGTAGAACGTTATAACAAAGGTGAGGGCGACCCCGACTTCAATGAAGCAGGAGCATTTTTACATGATATATTATTCAGACAGTATCAAAAACCTTCAGGATCTAACGAACCCGAACACATTTCGTTGAACTTTATTAACAAGCATTTTAAGAGTTTTGATAGATTCAAAGATGAATTTGAAAAAACGGCGATGAAAGTACAAGGATCCGGATGGGTATATCTAGCTCGTAACGGTGAAATAAAAACTATTAAAAATCACGAAATCAAGATGGATATTGTTCTGTTAGTTGATTGGTGGGAACATGCCTGGGCATTAGATTATCAAGCAGATAAGAAAAAATATCTAGCAAATCAATGGAAAATCATAAACTGGAATTTAATCAGTTCTAGAATTGGTCGAGTGTCTTGAGACTACTCACAGGCATATCCCAAACTCGTCTTGCTTCTACACCCTTACTCTGAGCAAACTTCTTAGCATCGCAGTCTCCGCATACATGATAAAAATTATTGTTTAATCGTTTAGAATCCATATTTCCTTTATCGCGCTTAAAAATACCCTGACAACTATCACATCTAAATATTAATACACACCTTTTGCGACTATAAGTGTGATGTGTACCGTACTTACTAGTGCGTACATGCTGAGTTTGTTGATATTCTTGCCCTATATACATACTAGTATTTACATTAAGGTTATAAAAAGCCTTTGATAAATATCATATCGAGGGCCCTTAAAGTGATTACAATTACAGAATCAGCAAAAGAAAAAATCAAAGATATCCTTTATCAAGAAGGAAACCCTAATCTAGCACTAAGAACATTTGTCCAAGGAGGAGGCTGTAGCGGTTTTAGCTATGGTTTTACAATGGACGAGGTGCAAAATGAAGACGATTTCGAATTACCCTTAGACGAATTCCGAGTACTTGTAGACAGCATGAGTATGACTTATCTCACAGGTGCTACTATAGATTATAAAGAAGATTTAATGGGCAGTAGTTTTACTATAAAGAATCCAAATGCAACAACCACATGCGGCTGCGGTAGCAGTTTCGGAGTTTAATAAATGACACAACAAATAATTGATATTGGTATACAAGGTAACGACGGCACCGGTGATAGTATTCGCGAATCGTTCAATAAAGTTAATGCTAACTTTACAGAAATTTATGCTATTTTTGGTGCTGGCGGTAGTATTAAATTTGGAAACCTTGCAGATGCTCCAGGTAATAGTACATTCAGTGTAGTAAGTGCAACT